TCTTTGACGAAAAGCCCGACGAGGAGACCCGCGCCGCCCTCAAATCCAACGGCTTCCGCTGGTCCCCCCGGTACAGCGCATGGCAGCGGCAGTTGACCCCCAACGCAGAGCAGGCCGCCCGCCGCGCCCTTGGCCTTGATTGACAACCATTTTCGTGACCCCACGGAAATGGTACCCGGACACCTTGGAGCCGCCGCACCGGCACAAAGCGACGGCACCCCATACAAAACCCGCCGCCCAGGGTAAAGGGCAGAGAGGACACAAAATGAAACAGAGAAAACTCAATTTTCGCTATAACATTGGCGACGCTATTCTTTTGTCTGACGGCAGACGCGGGATAATTACACGCTACGGCATCTATGACGACCAATATTGGTGCGAAATTGCTGACGCTCACGGCATTAACCTCTGTTTCGCAGACTGGTTTTTTGCTCGTGGATGCGCCCCTACAATAATGCAGCGCCTTCCCTCCGAAGATGCCGTATCTCTGGCCCAACAGCTCAAATCTGCTACCGAGGAAAACGATAGGCGGTTTGGGTCCAACTCGGTCAGTGACCGCTACGGCCCCATCGCTCACCTGTATTCTTAATCACAAAACGGAGGCGCACAAAATGTTTGTTCTCGAATATAAGCAGCTTCATATCGTCCGTGAGGAGCAGACCAAAAATCGAACCTGCCAAAGCTACCGTTGGAAACAGGCCGCCATCTGCGAGAGCAGGGAACCTCTTGAAGCAATCCGTTCCGCCAAAACTCGCCCCGAAGAATGGCGCGTTGTCCCCATGGGCGACAGCGCAGCAGAGAATTGAAGGAGATTGCCCCATGTCAATTCTGTATGAAAAGTTCAAAAAATACCAGGTTCCCGCATCCTCTGTTGAGGACTTCCGCCGCCGCTACACAAAGCCCGACCGCTTTGCACAGCGCGGCCCGGAATATCAGGCCGCCGTCCTCCAGGCTGCCCGCGACGATCTTGCACAGTTCGGCTATACCATCATCAGCCGCCACGACAGCGTGACCGGTGAAGTCGTGGCCTACTACGAGCCAAACGAACAGGAGGTATCCCAATGATTGACCACAAGAACCACTATGCCCGCTACTGTGAACTCATATCCCTGGCCGCCAGCTCCGCCCCCGCTCGCCAGCGGGACGGCGGATACATGGCCGCCGTCTATATCCTTTCCGCCGACAAAACGCTGTGTGACATCGCCCGGCGCAAAATTTGCCCCGACGGTATCAGTTTCCCCGGCATTTTGTCCGTCGCCCGCCGGGCGGAACTGTCTGACAGCCAATTTACAGCCATCCGCTCCGCTCACAATCTGTTCAATGGCGGCTCCAGTTCCTCTGTTACCCCCTATGATCTCGCCCTCTGCGATTATCTGACTTTGGACATCATCACGCAGGCTATGTATATCTGGAAGTGCGGCTGCACCATTTTCGCCGGTCAAGACGGCAGCATACAGCTTGACCGCACCGGCGAGTGCCAGCGCCGCGGGATTGAACAGGCCCTTTCCCAGCATTTATCTGAATTTGAATAGACCTATACACTGTTTCGTGTTATAATACGACAAGTTCAATTCACTTCATCGGGAGGTTTTTATATGACCAACAAGGAATACATCGCCCAGCGCGTCAACAAGAATTGCACCCGTGCCTCGTGCCTCCTCTGTGCCGAGGCCGATAAATACCCCAGCTATAACGATTGCCCATATCTCCCCCTTAAAGAAATCGCTTGCAACAGGCCCTTAACCGCCGCAGATGTCCCCGATGATCTTGCAACCGACTGATAGTGAACGGAGGCACCCCATGGACAACACACAGCAGATTTTCCCGGCGTTCCGCCTGGTGGCTCAGTTTGCCGACGGCCAGCGCCTCACCTTTGACGGCCTGACCGAGCAGCAGGCACAGCAAAGCATGGAGGCCGCCCAGGCCCAGCATGGAGATATTACCTGGTTCGACGGCGTAACCGACCAGCACTACGAAAACGGGCGCTATTACAAACTCACCCCGCAGCCCCCGGAGATCACCATGATCGACCTGACGGGCTATAACGAACCCCAGGAGGAGGAATGACCTATGCCAGTTCCAGAATACAGGCGGCGCGGCAACGACCGTTATAACGCCAAGTGCGACTATATCAGCGTCCGCCCGATCAAGTCCATTGGTGCGGCCATCCGTGCCGCTGCCAAGGCCGCCGATCAGAGCGTCCAGGGCTATGTGATACAGGCTTGTATTGAGCGCATGAAGCGGGAGGGCCAGCCCCTCGAACTCAATACGCCCGACGAACCCCCGGAACCCTGACGCCGTTATCAGAACGGGAAAAAGCGTTATCAAAACCTCAAAAAGCGAAACAAAACCCCGGCAGACCGTAACAAAACGGCCCGCCGGGGTTCTTTCATCTTTTCCCGCTCCTGTACAGGTATCTATACCGGCTCCGCAGCGCCCGCATCCGCCGCCGCCGAGCTAAGTATCTACCCACGCTTCCGGTTATCGTTCTCACAAAACCCACGGGCTTTTCCTCCATTCGCAAATTGTTTTTCCACAGCCTTTCCCCGCTTTGTGGAAACTTGAACACGCCGCGCATATAGTCGGTTCAGAAAACTTCCTTTAGGGCTGGTTTCCGGCGGCTCGCCCCTGCGAAAATCCGTCCCGGTGGGCGGCAGACACAGCCCCAAAATCATCCTGCTCCCCTCACAAAATTTTTCAGCGCTTATTATGTACGCGCGCGCGCGGCGCGGGCGGCCAACTCCGCCGCCTCCGGTAGCTCCTCCAGGGCCTCGCCAAAACGCTCCATAGCCCGCTCGTGCCAGTTTCTCACGGTGCTGTCCGGTGCGTTCATTCTGACACCCGTTTTTGCCCAACTGTAACCACGCACATAGCGCATCAAGATCACCTGCTTGTACCTACCGTTTACGGCGTCCAGGCAGCCCCGGATGGCCGCTGCGTCCGCGCTCAAAACCGTCTCGTTCGCCTTGATCTCTGCCAGCCGGTCGCCCACACCGCTTTCCAGCGCCCGCAGGCCCGCTTCTTCCGTCGGTTTCCCCGGCGACGAGCTGTGCGGCGTCCCGTCATACGCCAGCCCACGCAGCCCATAGTAATTGTCCTCCAGCTCCTCCCGCTCCTGCTGTAACAAGCGCAGCATACCCGGAATGGCCTTGTAATACTGGGCTATGTGTTTCACGCTCTCAAACTGCATCGTCGCCTCCCGTTCCCGGCTTTCTGTTCGCCGTCTCCCTCTAACACCCTCAGTCCAGCGTTCTGCTGAAAATCGGCTCGTCAGCCTTGCTTTCGTCCACTTCCACCGGCTCACCGAGAATTTCCGTCAGCCGTCTTGCCAGCATGGCGTACCCGAAGTAGTCCCCGCCCTTTGCCCACTCTCCAAACTCCCGGAACACAGCTTCCGTGGCTTTGATCGTCTCCTCCAGGCACTCCCGGCCAAAGCCCAGCGCCTTGTGTGTGCCCAGTGCGTAGCACTTGACCACGATCTCCGCCGCTTCCCGCTGTTCTCCCAGCATGGCCCAGTCTCTTGCTTTTTTGGGTGGCTTCGTGATAGGCAGCACAAAATTCCCGTCGTACAAGCCCGCCAGCGTCTCGTTGAGCAGTTTCTTTGCCCGCTCCATACCCACGGCCCTCTGGTTGATTGCAAAGCGCTCCAGCTCCCCATTGGCCGCGTCCGTCACTCTCTGCAAGCGGCCCTCTCCAATGCCGTACCGGTCATTCAGCGCCACCATGAAGCACAAACAGATCACATGGCCTGCCGCCTCCCGGTTTTCCTGTACCCGCTCGCTTTCCGGCTTCTTGGTGCGCAGATACCGCGCCTGGGCCTGCCGGGCCACATTCCCAGCGAAAACAGGCGGCTTTCTTTTATGCTTCCCCATGGTTTTCCTCCATTTCCACAATGTTTTCACATCTCCGCCCGCAGATGGGGCAGAACTGCACACAAAGCACATTCAGCCCGCCACCTGTGGTCGTACTGTCCATACACAGGCGTGGCCTGCCGTTTTCGTCCCACTCAATCCAAAATGCCATCCCGTCCACGGTCTCCAGCTTTTGGTGCCGCTGGCACAGCCCGCACACGGGTTTCTGCTTCTCGTCCATCGTTACTTTGCCCCCTTGGTCAGTTCTGTCCAGCGGTCAATTTCCTCTTTGCTGTCCGCTGTTATGATCTCCGTGAATTTCCATCCAGCCGGGCGGGCCACCTGTTCCAGGAATACCCGCCGCCGCAGGGCATAATCCCGCTGCATCCGCCGGACAAACTTGCTCTTGATCTCCACGATCTCCACGGTTCCGTCTGCATAAACCAACCGGAAGTCCGCAGTATACCGAACCGGGCGCAGCTTCAAAGCCCCGTATTGTCCCGCCGGGAACAGGGGAAAGCATGGGTGGGCCTCCCACTCCACGATCTCACCCCGCGCCACCTTTGGGGCCACGGTGCCGATGTAATATTCATACTCGCCCAGGCTGTCAAACTCCTTGCCGGTGATCTTCGCGGCCCGTGCCGCCTCCGCCAGCGGGTCGCTCCGCTTTTTTCTTCCCTTGGCGAGCTGCGCTTCCGCCTGCGCCCGGTAGCGCGGCGGCAGGTCGGACAGCTCCAGACGGAACGCCATCACAAAATGCCCTCCCGCCGTTTTTCTTCCTGTGTCGCCTGCATATCGGCGTGGTGCAGGGCCAGCACAAGGGCACATTTGTCCTGTGCTTCGTTCAGCGCCCGGCTCCCGCCCCGGAAAGCATCGTCATAAGCCCCCATGTGCCAGCGGATAGCAAGGGCCTCCTCGTCGGTCAAGTCCATGAACTTCATCACCAGATACACAGACTTTTCCCCATGCCCCATCGGCAGCTGGTCTTTCACGCTGTACTTTCCGTCCCGCTCCCTGCGGTAATAGCCGGTTTTGCAGACATCATGCAGCAGCGCCACGACGGCGACACTCTCCCCGCCGTACTCCCGGATGGTAAACTGTCCGAGCAGGGCATAATATACATTCAGGCTGTGTTCCACCAGCCCGCCGGGATATGCCCCGTGAAAGCGTGTGCTGGCCGGTGCCTCGAAAAAGTCCGTGGTTCCAAGCCAGGCCAGCAGGTCTGCCGCCCCTGGCCTCGTCACCTGGGATATGAAAATTTCCTTGAACCGTTCCTTGTTTGTCATACAGGTCTCCTCCTCGTCTGTTTGATATTCCCACGCCCATGCCAGCATTCGGCACGGCGCAAGATCACGATTGTGTGGCGCATACCCCCGTCGCTCACTTTGGTTT